CTATTCATCATCTATCACCTCGATTAACCTATACTTATAACTTGCTCGTTCAAAAGGATCTAGAGGCAAGGTCTCTTCCTCCTTATATCTAAACTTGCAAGGAACTTTAATAATCTTCTCTTCCTTTTCCCAAACTCGTCCCATGGCCACTGCCCTTTCCTTTAGCATTTGACCTGCCTTTTCAAAACTTTCTCCATCTATTATCTTGGGATAGATTTCATTTCCTAAATATTTTTCGTTGGTTAATATTTTTTTAACACTGGAACTATTTTTCTTTAAGCCTGCAAGGTCTGCAGACTTTATAAGAGCATTGCCAGCAAGATAGTTTTCAAAGATTTTTCTTATATTCTCAGCTTCTGTTTCTTGAACTTCTAATCTTCCATCTCTTATGGTATAGCCATAACATAGTCTAGACATCTTCTTTCACTTCCTCTCTTAATACAAGTCCACACTTTAAATAAAAATCCAGAGTCTCTCTATTAAAAACTTGGATGTGGTCAATAATTTCTACAAACAATTCACTTTCAAAGTGATCTAGCATTTTACTTTTATCTAAGATTCCTATTAGTTTTTCAAGTTCTCTTATTTCTTCATCATTTCCAAGAATGGCTTTTTTACATCTTTCCTTTTCTTTGACTAGATAACTTTCTTCACTTGAAATTTCACTGCTTTCTTTTGCGTAAATACTTGCATCTAAAACTCCTGAAGTTATTAGTTTGCTAAGAACCTCTTTTCTATCCTTTAGTTTTTCTAGGTTTTCTTCTATTTTATTTATCTTCTCGACTTCTTCCTTGCTGTCCACTCTCTTTAATGTTTCTAAGAGTGGAATTAGAATACTATCTTTTCCAAAGACTAGCTTGTTTACTAAAGTCACAAAAGCTAGTTTTATATTCTTATCTTTAATAAACTTCATAGAACACTTATTGATATCTTTTAGATGTTCACTACAAGTCCAAGCTATATATTTATCTTTGGCATTATAGTGATGTCTTCTTTTAAAGCTTGAGCCACACTCTCCACACTTTATTTTCCCCGATAGGCTATATCTATTTTGATATCTTTTAGTGTCTTCTCCATTTCCTTTTGCTATAGCCATTATCTTTATTAGGTCTTGAACTTTCTGAAAGTTCTCTCTACTTACTATGGCTTCATGGTTGTCTATTATCTTATACTGGTCTTCTTCTCCCTTATTTTTATGTCTATTATAATTTTCATCTGTATAAGTTTTTTGGTAGATAACATCCCCTGTGTATTTTTCATTTTTTAAGATGCCGTTTATAGTTGACCCATGCCAGCTTGCTCCTTTTTGTCCTTTAATCTTTCTTTTATTTAGGTTCTCTGCTATTTTATGTGTTCCCTTACCTGCAAGATACTCTTCAAATATTTCTTTTATGATTTTCCCTTCTTCTTCATTCACTACCATCTTTCCGTCTATATTCTCATAGCCATAAGGTGGGCTTGATATAATAAAAGTTCCATTTTGAAATCTTTTCTTTATGGACCACTTGTTATTTTCTGATATAGATCTGGATTCACTTTCTGCCAGGGATGAAAGTATGGATAGCATCAACTCACTTTCCATGGTTCTGGTATCAATATTTTCTTTTTCAAAATAGATACCAATGTTTAAATCAAGAAGTCTTCTTACAATTTCCAAACAGTCTGTTGTGTTTCTTGCAAGTCTTGAGATTGATTTAGTTAGGATGAAGTCTATTTTTCCATCTTCACAATCTTTTAGCATTTTTAGAAGACCGTCTCTACATTCTTTCTTGGTTCCAGTAATGCCTTCGTCATAGTATAAACCTGTAAATGTATATGACTTGTTCTCAGATATCATCTTTTCGTAGTGTGATTTTTGCGTTTTAAGACTTACTAGCTGAGCATCCTCATCTGTCGATACTCTTGCATAGGCAGCGACTCTTAATATTGATTCCTCTTTTTGATTTGCTTCTATTTTGGTTATCTTTTTCATCGTCTCACCTCTCTTTCTCTTAGTGCTATATTCCCGTACAAGTGAGTATTTATCAAGTCTTATAGCAATAATTCTGAAAGAATAGGTCTAAATCTTTTAATGTTTTCTCTCCTAATTTTTCTATATTCTTCAAGGCTAATTTCATCTAAAAGAAAGAGGTCTTGGATGAATTTATCCGATAGATAAAAGTTAAGCTCTGCTTTTAAATCTCTTTCTGTGTATTCAGTTTTTAAAATTTCTTTTCTACCTTTAAACTTTTCTACTCTCATACTCCACCTCCTATATCACAGGCAAAGAAATTAAGGCTATTTTTAACCTTAGTTTTCTTTCCTCTATATTTCTTAGGACAAATTAATTGTTTATGAGTAATATTACAGCTCTTAATATATGCCATATGAAATACTAAAATCGGACGGCAAAATAAAAAAAGGCTTAATGGATTTCTAATTTAAAAATCCATTAAGCCATAATCATTTTATTAAATTAGCTGATTTACTCTTCTCTGAACTGCTTTATAATCATATCCAGCTTGAGTTAACCTTCTTTTTCTTTCTTCTCCATTCCCCCATTTTCCACTTATAACCTCTCTGGCTAATTGGTCGATTGTCTTTCCAACTGGATATACTATCTTGCCATTAGCATCGAATACTTTTAATCCGAATTTATCTGCACATCTTTTGGCATTATCTAAATTTCTAAATGCACCTTTCTGGCTTTTTACATCAGACCAGAATTTTCTAACTCTATATAGTCCACATGTTGGTTTGCTAACAGCCTTATTGCCTCTTAGTCTTTTATTAACCTCATTTGCTATATAAGGAAACTTGCTTCCAAGATATGGTCCTGGACAATTTGTATTGGAATACCACTCATGTTTTTGAAGTACACCATCCTTACCTCCAGTATAGGTACAAGGATAGATTCCATTTCTTCTGCAGATGTCTGTAACTAAATCAATTAGTCTGTTTAAAACATAATCAGAAACTAGCCACTGAGGTCCCCTAGTAGAGTTTCCTACTTCAATTGTTACTGCTTGATTGTCACACCATCCAGACGATGTTGTCCAGGCTCTATTGGCTTCATCAACTCCTAAAACAATAACTCCGTCAGATCCTAAATTATAGTTAGCTGAGGCTTGCCTTGATTTAGGCACAAAAATTCTTGCCAAGTTCCTACCACTTATGACTCCTGCTGCGTGGTGTATAGCAATTTTCGATATCTTTTGATTTCTTTTTCCGCTATGGTTTGGTGAGAGAATCGTTGCTTGTATTAATGAACTATTACTCATTTATTTTTCCTCCTTGAATTGTTTTAATATTTCCTTTAATTTTTCTGGTACTGGCAAGCCTAAAGCTACAGAGTTTTCCAAGATGGAAAGACCTTCATTTGCGATATAAAAAAAGATGATGGCTGTTCTTATCATTGTTCCATCACCTTTAATTAAATTTACATCGCATAGGTTTGCTATGCCTACAACTATAAAAATCATTATCTTTTTTGCTATCCCTTTAAATCCTATAGCTGAAGATAGTTTCCTTTCGACTCCTGCTCTTAAAACTCCTGTTAGATAGTCAGCAATCACAAACGCTAGTAGTGTATAAATAAAAGCATCAACACTTCCAAGGAAAAATCCTAGACATCCTCCTATCGCTGTAAAGCATACTTTTAATATTTCTAAAAACTTATTCATTTTATTCCTCCTCTGTTAAGGTATATGTTATTTTCATTGTTTTGTCAGCTGTTTTTAATATTGGACTAGATAAGTTATTAATCGTTCCAAGATAGGGAGTGTGAAGAAATAAAAGTTTATAAAATCTTTCCTCATAACCTCCAAACCCTATTGCAAATGGACCAATTGTCTGTGCCTCCATCATTAAGTTATCTATTCCACTACCATTAAAATCTTTGACATTATTTACTATCACTTGGTCATTTTTATCAATAACAAACTCATAACCTAGTATATAATCTCCCCATTTGTATAAATAGTTGTATTCACCACTATACCTACTTGTATTGACTTTTTTACCTAATTCAATAATAGATATATCCACAGGATTATTAATATTAATTTTATAGATTTTATCTCTATTAAATATATTAATTGAATATAAGTATCCATTTTTTATACAGCTATATTTATATCTATGGCAATAACTTCTATCTTTTTCATAGTAATTTCCTAAGTCATCAAGTCTTATTCCATTTAATGACCATTCATCTGTCTTCGTGGTATAATCACTTTTATTAATCTTTAATCTTATTAGCTTATCTCTATTAGTCCCAAATCCATACCAATACCCATCCTCTCCGTCATAAAAGCAACATTCATTCCAGGTGCCTATCTTGCTGAAAAACTCTGATACATCAATAGTAATTCTTTCCTCAGCTTTGTAGCCTTTAGTATAAATAGGATCATTTAATCCTATGCTTGTTAATGGCTCTTTTAGCTTTACCAATTCTATCGATTTATTATTTAGTGGCCATATTGATACTATTGTGTTCGACTTAAAATCTATCTCAACACATCCATTATAACAATCTGAAACCTCACGCTTTTTATATAAAGATGTACTATTTAATAATAAAAAATGGTCTTTTCCATGAGTATCTCCATAAAAGTATTTACCACCTCTGTAGTGTGTAAGTGCTATTGATGATATTCTTCCATTAGCTTGAGAGGTTGAAAAGTCCCATACAAATTTATATCCATTTTCAAGTGGAGTTGTTTCTGTTAAATTAGCTGAGCCTCTTCTTGGAGCATCTGTCTGATTCACGTCATTTGATGCATAACCAATTATCTGATTATCAGATGGTGCAAATATCTTTTCTGGATTTTCTTCGAGTTTGTCTTCAAAAAGAAGAACTCCCCCATAGCATTTATTAGCTATAGGAAATATCTCCTTCCAAAATTCTACTTTCTTACCATCATCTATTGGATACATTAACCCCATAGGATTGAGCCTTAATAAATCTGGGACTGCATTCGTTATTAAGTTTTCATCTTCATATATCTCCTTCCTATTTGTCCTCACATCAGTTAGTTCAATGACTGATTTACCTTTGAGCATTTCCTTCCTCCTTATCTTTAAATTCTGTAGTGATTTCTTCCTTGTATTTTCCAAGTATCAATCCTTGATATTTAAATCTTCCTACCTTTTCATTAATTACTAGTGGTCTTGGGAATTGTCTTTCTACTTTGTATTCAGCCTTCAATTTCCTAACCACAAATGAATGACTAAGTTCTATTCTCTTCCAAGATTCATCAATCTTAATTTTTCCATCCCAAGCTTCTGTAGAACCTAAGGATTGACCAGATATAGCTGCAATAGCATGATCTTTACCTATCATAGCTTGACCAGACTCAAGTCGTATTAAAACTGAAAAATTATTCATCGTCTTTTCCTGAAGTTTAGTTAGTGGGTAAAAAAGATTTAGAATATGGTCACCACTTAAGTAGGTTTCTTTTGGAATGTGATGTTCTATTTTCGTATCATTAAAAACATACGTAATCACTAACCTTATTGGTATTTCTATATTTTCAATGAAATCAAGTTCTTCTACTTCTTCTTTTTCTTCAAACTTTGGAGGATCATAGGATTTCCCATCATTATTTAAAACCTCTACTTGTTTCTTAACCTTTCTTGATATCTTTCTAGTTTTTTCTTCAGAATCACAGATGATATTTAACAAGATAGATGCATTAAAAATTGCCTCCGTTTCTTTATTGGAGGCAAATTCTATACGAATTATTGGTGTATCTGTTGTAGAAAGACTAAAGGCAGAGTAATTAGAATAGGCATGAACTACTAATTTTTCAGATTCAATTTGATTTAACAGTCCTACTATATTCTTATCATTCTTGCTTTTAGCCTTGGATAGATATGGATTCTTCCCAACTCCTAAAATCCTGTGCTTACCATTTATCTTGTATTCTATGTCAGTAATAAGTCCTTCAATCTTTTCTTCTTCATAAGAAATAGCTATCCTATCTCCAACATCAAGACTTGGGTCTCCTATAGTTACCATATCAAAAGGTGTGTGGTGAATTTTGCAAATTTCAGTAAGAAGTGCCTCACACATCCTTTTTCTTTTCTCTGGAAGTCCTAACTGCATCAATGGATTTATTCCAAGATTCATAGTTAGGCCATCGTCATTTTCTAAAGAGTAGTATTCAGCTATTTTAGTCTTTGCATTTGTTGAGTTGATGGCTGTATATCTTGTCTTAAAATCTGATATTGATGAAGAAAATCTTTCTCTTGTTTTAATTTCAGTGGATATACTTTCTGCATATTTCTTTAAAACCAATTTACCATCACGAGAAACTTGTGCAAAAGCGCCAAGGGTCGATGCTATATAGTGAATAAAATCCCTATATGTTTCTATATCATGGTCTTGATAAATCGCCAAAATTTCCTCACCATTTACAAAAGCTTTTACTTCATCTTCTGTCATACCTAGTTCTACCTTGCACTTCTCACATGATAATGTAAGTAATTCAAAGGCTGTACCAAAGGTATCTGTCACTGGGAAATTCTTATCAAACCTAAGCATATAGTCATAGCCTTTTAATTCTAAAATTTTCTTAGACCTATTTGCTTCAGTGACATCAAAGATACCCATTGGTATTGTTTCTATCTTTTTATTTTCTAATTCTTGGTGGTAAAAAAGTTCTAGCTTTGAATCCTCTAAAGAATACCTATCTATATCTGAAAAAAGGCTAATTCCAAACTCTCCAGCATAAACTGTACCTATTTCAAGTTCAGAAGATCCAGAGCATGAACGATGAATGTATCCAGACCCTTTAAGAATATCTTTATTGGTAAATGGAATGATTGTTTCATCTTTTAAGATGATATTTCCTGTCCAGAAAAATTTACGAGAATTCTTTTTTATAACTGTTTTATATTCTTCACTTATAGGGAACAACTTATCACCTCCATTTCTTTACATTAGTCGCTTTTTGGCAAATCAAAGATTTGAAACAAATCGACATCTGACCTACCAATAAAATCATAGATTTTGGGTTAGGTCATTAGTATTCCTCCAATGAAAAAGATACTTCCCACAATCCCTTATAAGAAGTATCTTTTATTAGCTTGACTTGAAACTTATCCATATACATTTGTGTCTCTTTTAGTTCCAATGTTTCTGTATCTAAGTATCTAACATTAAGATTAGACTTATTAGAAAAACTACTCAATGTCTTTACAAGTTTAGGACTGCAAGAAAAACCTACAGAAATACTTGCTACTTTGTTTCTAACAATATCCCTCTGAATAGTTCCTGCCTCTGTCTCTCCTCCAGTATCTGCCTCGATATCTCTAAACTCCAAATCATAAGAATTTGGTAGAGGTAGGTCTACTCCTTCAATAATTAAATATGATTGATATTTCATTACCTACCTCCACTCCTTAAATTCTTACGCATAGATGCATTGACAATAACTTCATCAAGGAGAGTCCCTCCAAGATAAACTGGTATGACTATATCGCCAGTATTTTCTGATTTTAAATTTATATTTGCAAGTGCATCAGATATTTGTCTTCCTATATCAATCCCATTTACAGCAGATTCCTTATCATATCCAGCCATACCAACAGCTGATATATTTGGATTTAAAACCATATCGCTTGCTACATTCTTCATAGAAGATTGAACTAATCTCCTACTCTTTTCTATCCCCTTAGATAGACCTTCCATAAAGTCTGGCATCCATGATTCGTAGTCGGTAAGTGGACCAACATCTGGAACTGAAAAGTGCAAGTAAGACCTAATAGTTGATGCCACATTCGATACAGCAGATATTACATTACCTATTGCATTTGAAATTCCCCTTGCAATTCCATTAATCATATCGGCTCCCCATGTGTAGGCTTGTGATGTTAGATTTCTAATAAAATTAACCGCATTATTAAATCCATTTCTAATAGTGGACTGAATATTTGACATGGTAGATGAAATGCTTGATCTCATAGAATTAAATGCAGACGATACTGCTGACTTTGCAGTATTCACTGCAGAGGAGATAGTCGACTTTACAGAATTCCAAGCAGATGAAACTAAGCTCTTAATACTATTCATTGTTGATGATATAAAGGTCTTTATTCCGTTCCAGATTGATTCGAGAACTGTCTTAATAGAAGTCAAGATAGTCTCAATTGTAGTTTTTATGTTTGTCCAGGATGTAGAAATAAATTCTCCAATGGCAGTAATGACTGTTGTTAAAAACTCTTTTAGTCCATTCCAAATAGTCTCTACTTTTACTTTAATTGCATCAAGAACTGTTGAAATGAAAGTCTTAATGCCTTCCCAAGTAGTTCTAATAAACTCTCCAACTGCTGTAAATACTTCTGTAGTTGTAGTTGCAATAGCTGTCCATATATTGGTAAAAGTAGTTTGAATTCCCGTCCAAAGACTTGTAAAGAATTCTCCTAAACTTTGCCATAGACTCTTGGCTCCCTCAATAAAGGTAATCCAAGATTCAGTTAGGAAAGTTGTTATGGATGTCCAGATAGTATTCCAACCTTTTGCAATTCCATTCCATAGATTGGCGAAGAAGTCCTTGATTCCTTTCCAAGTATTCTTAACTCCTTCAATAAATCCAGACCAAAATTCTGATAGAAAACTTGTGATTTCAATCCAGGTACTTGTCCAAGATTCTGATATTCCTTGCCAGAGGTTTACGAAGAATTCTTTTATTCCATTCCAAATGGCAACAGTTGATTCCTTAATAGTTTCCCATATGGAGATGACCCCTTCTCTAAACCAGTCGCATTTCTTCCATAAAAGAACAAGACCAGCTATTACTGCACCAATAGCAATAGGAACAATCCCAATGGCTGATACTACTGCAGTAATTGCTGGTATAAGTGTACCTGTAAAGATTCCAACTATCTTAGTTATTCCTCCTACTATTAGAGGTCCTTTGGTCATAATAGTTCCTATTGACCAGACAAGCTTTCCTATAATCATAAGAACTGGACCTAGAGCAGCTATAAAAACACCTATTCCTGCAATGACACCTTTTACTGGACCAGGAAGTGCATTAAGTCCATTTACCAGTTTTGTTAATATATCTACTACTTTTCTAACAGTAGGCATCAAAAGTTCCCCAAATGATATAGCTAATTCTTCTAAGGCAGATTGTAGGATCTTTAATTGACCACCTAAGTTATCCTGCATAGTAGTTGCCATTTTTTCTGCTGTTCCATCTGCCTTATATATGGCATCACTTAAACTGTTATAGTCTTTTTCACTTGCATTTATAATTGCCAACATTCCAGATATGGCATTTTTACCAAATATCATGGATGCTGCCTGTGCTTGTTGAGTTCCGTCTAAATTAGCAAAAGAGTCTCTAAAGATTCTTAGAGTTTCATCAAGAGAAAGCCCCTGTACATCTTCAATAGATAAGCCTAACATGGACATTCCATTCATAACTTCTTTAGTTGGTGATGCAAGTCTAGTAAGTCCAGACCTTAAAGCTGTCCCTGCTTGTGAGCCCTTTATTCCTGAGTTTGCCATTAAACCTATAGCTACTGCAGTATCTTCAACTGAGTATCCAAGAGCACCAGCAATAGGTGCAGCATATTTAAAGGTCTCACCCATTAACGAAACATTGGTGTTTGCATTAGATGATGCAGCAGCAAGAACATCAGCAAAGTGAGAAGAGTCTTCAGCTTTTAAACCAAAGGCTGTAAGAGCATCTGTAACAATATCTGAAGTGGTTGCTAAATCTTCACCACTTGCCGCAGCAAGATTCATAATTCCTTCAATACCACCAATCATGTCCTTACTTTTCCAACCAGCCATTGCCATGTAGTTCATAGCATCGGCTGCTTCACTTGCTGAGAACTTTGTCTTAGCTCCCATTTCACGAGCCTTGTCTCTTAGGGCATCAAAGTCAGATCCAGTTGCACCAGATACTGCTTTTACCTTTGCCATACCAGAATCAAAATCCGATGCCGTCTTTACAGCTGCTGCTCCAAGACCAGCTACTGCAAGAGATACTGGCATAATATTTTTACCTACATTCTCAATATTCTGACCAGTATTTTGCCACTTTTCTCCAGTAGCTGCTATATTTTGTAGGGTCTGATTAGTTGTTGCTCCTTGTTTTTCTAGAGACTTTAGAGCTTGTTCTGTTTCAATAATCTCTCTTTTAAGGGCATCATATTGCTCTTGTGAAATTTTACCTTCTGCAAGAGCCTGTTCAGCTTGTTTCTGTGCCTCTTTTAAAGAGGTTAATTTATTTTTTGTTTCTTCTAAGGTCTGTCCTAATAGCTTATGCTTTTGTGAGATAAGTTCAGTATTTCCTGGGTCAAGTTTAAGAAGTTTGTTAACATCTCGAAGTTCAGACTGAGTATGTTTAATCTCCGTATTAACTTGTTTTAAAGCTGTCTGTAATTTGGTAGTATCTCCACCAATCTCAACAGTTATCCCTTTTATTCTATTTGCCAATATCTCACCTCCTTAAAACTTATCAAAGTCTTCTTGTGTAGCTACTTCCTTGTATTTATATTCATCGTTATTTTTTTCTGTGAACATATCATTTACAAGTCCAATTGTTAGTAGGGATAAATCAGAAACAGAAAGACCAAGTTCCACTGCCCTTAATAGGAATAAGGGTGTAGTCATTGGTCTTTCTGTTGGTCTTACTTTTTTTTAGGAACTTCTTCCGATTTTATATTAAGTCCCCATAATTCAATTAGCTGAGGTAGAATTTGGTAAATTGAAAAAGTCGAGAAATTATCCAACCATTCTTCTGGACTATCTGGAACGGATTTGTCTCCATGCTTTGCCATTACATAGGCTATATTTTCAAATAACTCAAGTGAACCTATATCTAGATTAGATTTATCTTTATCATTTTTCTTCATAGACTTTTCAAGTTCCATCAAATCTTTAAAGATATCACGACCAAACTTCAATCTATATATTCTTGGAATAGCTGCAGATGCACGAAATATAACATCTTTACCATCAATTTTTATAGTTTTTGTTAATGCCATTATCTACTACCTCCTGTTGTCCTTGCCGTAGAAGATGAGGTTTCTATTGGTAGATAAACTGATTTATACCAACCATCATAAGTTTCCTTAGTTGTCTCATCACTTGTTCTAGCCTTTACATTGCCATTTGGAAGTGGTCTTGCTTGAATAGATAAGGTTTCTGGTTGAACTTCTCTTGATTCCTCATTTGTTTCTCCTTCAAGAGTAGGTCTTGCTGCTGAGCAATTATACATGACATGACGGATTTTCTTTTGGTCACCATCAAACTCGAAAAGAAGTGCAAAGTTTGCAGTCTCAGAATTTGAGGACTCAATTAAAACTTTGTTAGAATCCGATTTTTCCATCAAAACATCAGTCCTAAAGGATTCTGGAATAAGCGCTATTTCTAAATCTCCATCATATCCCATATTGTTTGAAATAGTGTAGTATTCAATTCCATCTGCATAAAAGCTTTCAGGCTCTCCATTAGGATCCAATGAAATTGAAACAGCACCAGGCATTGGCACTGGTGTCTTATATTTAATAACGCCCTCTTCGGCTTTATCAAAGAGAGCGTAGTGTACGTTACAAATATTAAATTTAACTTTATTAGCCATTGTTATTTACCTCCGTAATTTTTAAATTAAGTGTGAATTCATACAAAACTTCATAGAGTCTTTCTGATTCAATCCAAACTTCAGATTTTTCATAATAGATTTCTTCTCTATCAAGTATCTCTTCTATTTTTTCTTCTAATTTTAAATCTTTCTTATCAGTGTAAAGTTCTAAGTCTATCTGGGTGTTTTTATAGAAGACTACTCCATCTGCACCAAAGTGTTTATTCTTTGGAAAAAGATAAACCAAAAATGGTGGGTCTGGACTTTCTCCTTCAGCAAAGTGCGAGTATGCAAATGGAAGTCCTATATCTTCAATTATCTTTAATAACCTAACCATCGTTTAGTTTCCTCATAATATTTTCTTCCAATTCTCTTACTCCTTTCTCTTCAGCTGGTCCAATGTGTGGCTTAGCAGATACTCTTCCACCCTGCCTAAGAACATGGCCTTTCTCAAGTAAATGAGCCAGCTGGTATCTATTTCTTGAGTGAACTACGAGTTCTATTGAGTTCGAAGTTTCTTTTATAGTTTTTACTGACCAAGATTTAGAATATTTCTTTGTTTCTCCTACAGGTGCATTTTCTTGTATGTCTTTTCTAATATTGCTACCAGCTTTTTTAACTTCCTTTTTGACTTCATCTGTTGCCATATCAGAATATTCTTCTAAGCCTTTCATTATTTCACTGGCGAGGTTTTCAATTTTTACATTCATCTACTCACCTTCCTACACCTAAACTTTATAAATATATTTTTATAGTTCATAAAGTCAATTGAGATGATATTGTACTTTTCATCTTCAAATAGAATTCTGTACTCTGAAGTATTAATATTCTTTAACCTATTTTGAAATCTTACAGTAAAAGAAATGTCTGACCTGTCTACTTCCATACCAAGAAAAACTTCTTCACCTTTGCCTTGAAAAGATATATATGAATTAGTTGTTAGATAATCAGACCATATTGATTTATGATTACCTATCTCATCAACTTCAACATCTTTATTTAGAAAAGTTATTTTTCTATTTAAATCCGATACCCTCATTAGAATTCAGCCTTTCTCATTCCAAATAATAAAGCCCTTAGAGTTAAGTTTAGTTCAGAATAATCTGCCTCTTCTCTGTGTTCATAAAGATAAGCCGTCATATATAAGACAGCTATCTTTCCATTTGGATTTTTAGAAAGTTCTTCTTCACTATTAACCCTGGCTACATCCATGGAGTGTTTGATTGATGATTGGATGAGAGATTCAATCATCTCATCCTCATCATCAAAATCCACCCTTAAATATGACTTTGCCTCCTCAAGAGTAATCATAATCTACTCCTTAGGCAGTAGCACCAATTTTTAATAGTTTAACTGCCTCTCTTAATACAAGGATTCCATCTACTCTTTCTTTGCCTAAGAAACCAACCATACCATTGCCGGCAAATAGTTCCTTTAAGTCTTGGAAAGACCTACTTCCTCTATCTCCAATCTTGTAATAAGAAAAATCACCAAAGGCTACTGCAAGTTTTCCTTTTTCAGCTTTTGGAGCAAAGGCAGATGTATATGCAGGATATCCTAAAAGTCTATCTGGTTCTCCATCCTTAAGTGATGGCTGCCAAATATATGCACCATTAATATCTTTAAGTTTTCTAATCTGAGCAACTGTTGCATCATTTAAAATGAAGTCTGCTTTCTTTCTATAAGGTCTATCTAGAGAGTAAACTAAATCAATGAGTTCATCTGCAGTAATTGTTTGAGCTTTTGTTGTTACACCAAGTTCTCCACCCTTTTTAGAGTCAAAAATTCCTGTAGGCTTATTTACTCCATCGCCATTTAAGAAGGCATCTTCTTCAGCATTTGCTAACGCTCTAGTAAATTCTTCAGTGATGTATTTTTCTAGATTAAAGGCTGCATCATAGAGAAGTTCTTCAGTAACTTTAATTCCAACATGGAGTTTATGTGCATCAAGGGATACTTGATCGAATGTGCCATCTCCAAAGGTAAGTTGACCACCTTCTTCTACCCACAGAGCAGCAGGCTTTGTAGCTGCAATATTAATTTTATGAAGTCCAGAAGTTTGAACTTTTGTAGCTAATTTTCTTACAATATTTTCTTCTTCAAGACCATTTACAATATCTGATTCCATTTCTTCTGGAACTAAATATCCACCACTTTCATCTGTTCCCACTTTTAATTCATTAGAAATATCTCTAAAGTTAGTTCTTAATGCCTTCATCATAGATTTCTTATAGACATTTCTTGCTCTCATTGGTTTTTCTTCTTCATTAAAATTAGCAGGTTCATTTGTTAATGCTTGAGTAGTAGGTTTTTCCAAGGATTTATCCATTTCTTCTTCCCTCTTCTTTCTTTCGATTTCACGAGTATAATTCTCGATAGTTTTTTCCATCTCTTCATATGTTTTAAAGTCTTCATCAGACATTAGGCCCTTTTCATCTTTCTTAGATTCAGCAAATGCCTTTGCCTCATCCCAAGCTTTAGTTCTCTTTTCCATTAGATCTTTTAAGTTCATATCTTTACCTCCAAGTGTTTTTAATTTTGTTTAATCTTTCTTCTACTTCACTAATTGAGTGAGTCTTTACTTCTTTATTTATCTTTGTTAAGAGTGAGTTTGTAACTGCTCGCCTTGAAAAGACCATATTAGTGACTTTTTCATCTTTTCTTTTATCAGTGAGAGTTCCGTCACAAAATCCCATCTCAATAGCCTTATTCTTATCAAACCAAGTCTCTCCATCCATTAGATTTGAAATCTCTTCTCGGGATAAACCTGTCTTAATCTCATAGGCATTGATGATTGATTCCTTGACTTCCTTTAACATGTCTATAGCTTTTTGCATTTCTTTTGAGTCACCAATGGCAACAGTTAAGGGGTTATGAATCATCATTAATGAAGTAGGACTCATCAACACTTCAGTTCCTGCCATGGCAATGACTGATGCTGCTGATGCTACAAGCCCATCAATCTTAATGGTCACATTTCCCTTGTGTTCTAAAAGCATGGTGTAAATTCTTGATGCTGCAATACAATCTCCACCAGGGGAGTTGATCCATACAGTTATGTCTCCACTTTTATTTTTTAATTCTTCAAAAAAGAGCCTTGGCGTGATTTCATCATCAAACCAAGACTCTTCCGCAATAACTCCATCTATATAGAGTTCATTTGAATCCTTTTTCCAATTCCAAAATATTTTATTGTTCTTCATTAGGATTTATTTCTTCTCCTTTCTGCTGATAAAAACTACCAGCTTTATCAAGTGGTAGCATATTTCCATTAACAAGATATAGGTCTCCACCCTCTTCAGCCGATATCCTATCTAGGTTTTCTAATTCTCTTATGTCATTTGCACTCATCCACCCATTCTGTCTTCCTACAGCATATCCATTCATTCTTGATTCATAGTCTCCTCTTAGAAGTCCATCAAGATTAAATTTAATAAAGTAGGATTCTTTTTCTTTCTTTGTTAGTAGTGCTCTTTCCAAGGATTGCTCCCAACGAACAATCCAAGGATCGAGAGTGTATTTAACAAACTCAAGTGACTGTTGTTCTATATTTGAAAATGACGACTTCTCCAAGTCACCAATCATATGAGGTGGTATCCTGAATATTCTTGCTATCTCATTTAACTGAAACTTTCTAGTTTCCAAAAACTGGGCCTCACTTGGCGCTATGGCTATGGGTTGGTATTTCATTCCTTCTTCCAGTACAGCCACTTTGTTGGCATTTTTAGGCCCCTGAAAGGCTGCATTCCATGACGCTCTAACTCTTTCTGGGTCTTTGATAATACCTGGGTGTTCTAAAACTCCACCTGGTTGTGCTCCATTTTGAAAGAATGACGCGCCATAATCTTCACAAGCCATAGCCATGCCAATTGCATTTTTAGCCATGGTGATTGGTGAGTATCCTATAAGTCCATCAAAACCAAGTCCAGGTATATGAAGAACATCTTCTTTTAAAAGATAAACTTCTTCTGATTTGTAATTGTATTTATAGAAGATTTCCCCATCTTCACTTCGCATTACAGTCATCTTATTTGGCATTAATGGATAAAGTCCAATGACTTCATTTCTTCCATTACGTATTATTTGAGCGTAGGCATTACCCCAAAGTAATAGATGAGTCATCAGTGTTTCTCTAAATACAAATGAAGTCATCTCAGTATTTGGTTCATCGTGCAAAAGAAAATATAGAGGATGATCTTTTGCTTTTTCTTTTGAGTTTGAATTTCCTCTTCTGTATAAATGAAGAGGAAGTCCTGCTAAGGTTTCAGCAAGAACCCTTACGCACGAATAAACTGCTGTCATTTGAATAGCAGTAAATTCGTTGACATTCCTTCCTGCTGTTGTCCTTCCAAATAAAAAAGACGATGAAGATATCCTCTCCCCGTCTTTAGGTTTGTCTCTCGACTTAAATATTAAATTTAAAATGTTTATATTACCACCTCCTAAAAGTAGGTATGAAAAAAGCACCTACTAATGTAGATGCTAAAAAAATATCATGAATAAATATATGTTAAAACCACTTTGACTTTTCTTTTCTAAATTTAGGAGTCTCTCCATAAGCATATGGATTATAATTATCTATATTACATCCAAATTCTTTTAATTCTATTATTTTATTATCAAAATCCCATTTAACCAAAGAAATTCCATTAAATTCATCAATTTTCCCATTATTCATCACTGATTTAAAATGCCATTCCACAATTGATTGGTCTTTAAAGTCTAAAAATTGTACAATATCCCATGTTTCAACTTTTGCACGACTGTTCCATTCTTTAAACCATAACTCGAGTGTACTGCGATTATTATACTTTGGCCCCCAACTTTCTGTATACACAATATCATTAGCAAAAATATCTTTAATTCCTAAGTCTTGTTTTTTTATCCACATATCAAACCATAAACGAATAATATCTTCTCTATTCCTCATGAATATCACCTCAAAAATGTTTCTATTTTATTTATATACCCATATTAAAAAATAATCAATCCCCTATCATCATAAACCGACTCACTAGTATCATTGCCACACCTTATAGCCCTATCAAGAGCCATGATTGTAGCAATAACCCCATCTATCTTTTCTGTAGATTTTTCTTTATCTGCCTTAATGTTTCCAGCGGGATCTGTTCGAATAAAGATATTATCCATCATCCACCTTAGAACTGGATGACCTCCATGGGCTATTTTTCTTTCGAGAGTTAGTTTCATTAATTCTTTTGTTGGTGGAGACATGTCTTTAAATCCTTGACCAAAAGGAACAACTGTGAAACCCATTCCTTCTAAGTTTTGTACCATCTGAACTGCTCCCCATCTGTCAAAGGCAATTTCTCGGATGTTATATATATCACCTAAATCTTCTATAAATTTTTCAATAAAACCATAATGAACTACATTGCCTTCTGTTGTCTGAATATAGCCTTGCTTATGCCATAGGTCATAATTTACATGGTCTCTTTTTACTCTTAGGTCGAGATTATCTTCTGGCAACCAAAAGTAAGGAAGTATTTGATATTTATCATCTTCATCTATTGGAGGAAAGACTAAAACAAAGGCTGTAATATCTGTTGTAGATGAAAGGTCAAGACCTCCATAACAAACTCTGCCTTTTAGTTCTTCTTCATTAACAGCAAAATTACATAGGTCCCATTTTTCCATAGGCATCCATCTAATTGCTTGTTTGACCCACTGATTTAATCTTAACTGTCTGAAAGCATTTTCTTCTGTTGGGTTTTGCTTAGCCGATTCACAGGCTTGTCTTACTTTTTCTATAGGAACTGTAATTCCAAGAGACGGATTTGCTTTATGCCATACTTTTTCATCTGTCCAATCGTCTTCTCTATCTGCTCCATAGATTACAGGATAGAAAGTTGGATCAGTTTTTCTCCCTTCAAGTATGTCCACTGCCTTTTGATGCGTCTCATAACAGATTGATTTGGTATCTGTTCCTGCAGTTGTTATAAGAAAATATAAAGGTTGAGTTCTTGCATCTCCTGAACCTTTTGTCATAACATCAAATAATTTTCTGTTGGGTTGAGTATGAAGTTCGTCAAAGACAACACCATGAATATTAAATCCGTGTTTGGAATAAGCCTCTGCAGATAAGACTTGGTAGAAAGAATTAGTCGGCTTATAAATCATTCTCTTTTGAGATGCTAGTATCTTTACTCTTTTAGAAAGGGCTGGACTCATTCTTACCATATCAGCTGCAACATCAAAAACTATAGTTGCTTGTTGTCTATCGGCTGCGCATCCATAAACTTCTGCTCTTTCTTCTCCATCACCACAAGTAAGGAGAAGCGCTACAGCAGCTGCAAGTTCAGATTTTCCCATCTTCTTTGGTATTTCAATATATGCTGTATTAAATTGTCGATATCCTGTATCTTTTACAATGCCAAATAAGTCTCTTATGATTTCTTCTTGCCAATCAATAAGCTTGAAATCTTTACCTGCCCATCTACCTTTTGTGTGTTTAAGACATTCTATAAAGGTAACAGCATAGTCTGCTTTGTTTTTATCATAGTGAGATGTAGGTAGCATAAATTTAGTTGGTTTATATTTCATTTGACCTCCTTTCTTTAAAAATGGGCATAAAAAATACTAGCCCTAGCTAGTTCACTACGAGAAAAAGAGCCTTCGCTCAATTTCTTGGTTTTTAATTATTTTGTTTTCCTAATTCATAGGCCTCTTTTAACATTTCTTTTAATGACCATACTGAAACTTCTAAAAAGTCTTCTGAATCATTGTTTCTTTTTTCTAAGTCTCCTCTTTCTTCTATTGCACAAGAATGTTTCTTTGCAATTTCTAAAAGTGCTTTATCTCTTTTTTCATTAATTCTTTTGGTGGCCTCTAAAAAGCATTGCCTTTTCAATTCTTGGTTTGTCATTTATCTCACTCCTCTTTTCTTATTCTTTTGGAGATTATCTATAAAGTCGTCAAACCACTTTGCTCCAATCTCAAGTCTTATAATTGGAAGTCTTCCTAACTTGTTGTACTTTAAACTTACTATCCTTAAGTCTTCAGGAAGGTCGCTTTCGTAAAATTCGTTAATTGTTTTTCCCATTGTGATATAAATTGTGTCATCTTCAAGGTAGTCTTTTAAATAATCTTGGAAAGCTAAGTCTCCATTTTCTCCTTCGTAAAGTCCAAGCATTGTAATTGCTGAAGAGTCGATTAACTCATTTAAATCTTCCTGTGTTTTCATGTATTTGTATGCCATATTTTTCTCCTTATCTTTTTTTGTATGTACATATAACCGTACTGTCAAAAATAAGTCAAGTTAATTATTGGATATAATGGCTATATTTTAACCTTTGCTCGATATTTTTTCTATTCTATCCACTCTGAAAATTACATTTAACATCGAACCATTATCCCATTTTACTAAGATTGATCCAAGGGCATCTACCCCATAAACTGTGCCTAAAGTTCCAACTGGAGGTGCTTGGTCATCTTCCATTTGGATTAGTTTTACTCTTGTACCTACTGGATAAGTTTCTTTTAATTTTTGTATAATTTCCCTTGAAATCATCTAATCACCTCACATACATATATCACTTAATTCAAGATTTATATCAAGTCTTATTTATTGTATTCACAAGACTTTTAAAAATATATATGGCGCATGGAAGAGCGATTCCATTGCCCCACATTTTATATTCTGCAGAATCAGTATGAGGATTTTTAAGCCATTTTAGTATCTGCTTATCTGTTTTCTTCTTTTTAAGACCTTTTATTTCAGCATCCTTATCAAAAACTTCTCTCCAAAAGGACAAGTCCTCATCTGTTGGATTTTCTATTTCTAGCTTATCACACCAGTAATCTGGGAACCCTTGTAGTCTTCCACATTCTTTTGGTGTCAGTCTCCTTACTAATTTTTGATTAACCACAGGTGGATCTTTATAATCAGTAGCAACTAAAGAAGACGATATATTCTTGTCTGCTTTTGTAAAATGAGAATTCTTGCTCATGGTGTAGATGTCCTCTACTATTGCAACTCCACCTTGATTTCTTGTAGGAGTATTTCCAGATGTATCAATGGTTCTTGAAACGTCACACTCATAAATATTATGTCTTTCATTTTTAGTGTTTTCTGAAGTTTGTCTTATATCGTAGACTACAAATGGTTGGTTATTTCCACCTTGTCCTAAATTTGATGCAAGTGTTTGTGTCTCTTTTAATGGTCCTTTATACCTTGAGTCTTGACTGTGATTTTCAAAAACGAATGGTGCAATTCCTCCACTTGCTCTCAAGGTTCCACTTTCATCAGAATAAAAATCCATCCTTTGACCACCTTGGTCATTTAAACAGATTGTTTTATTAAAGCTTTCTTTAATGGCTCTGGTATTTCTTTTCCCTTTCTCGCAGCCCTCTGAAGTATCCCCTGACATGCTTTTTTGCTCAAATAATATTTCTCTGGAACTTCCTCCATCAAGATCTGCGACAAGGAAGATTCTTCTCCTTCGTTGGGGTACTCCGAAGTATTTAGCATCAAGGACTCTCCAAGCAAGGGAAAAATTGTCTCCCAGGATTTCTCCTGCACTTTGCCACCTCGAAGGTCGAGGAAGTTTAACTGTGGAATCTTTAATTCTTGTAATTTCTTTAAGGACGCATCTAAAGTCCTCTCCTTTGTTAGAAGAAAAGGCTCCTGGCACATTTTCCCATAGTAGGTATCTTGGATACTTACCATTACTTTTACACCTCATTTCTTTTATAACTCTAATTGCCTCATAAAAAAGGTTAGATTTTTTCCCTTCAAGTCCCGCCCTTTTACCAGCAATAGATAAATCTTGGCAAGGACTGCCAAAGGAGATAATATCAACAGGTTCAATTCCAGACCCGTCTATATCTTTTATATCTCCTAAATGTTTAACTTGAGGTAGATTTTTCTGTGTAACTCTTATTGGAAAAGGCTCAACTTCTGATGCCCATATAGGTTTTATTTCACAAAAAATAGCAGCTAAAGGAAATCCTCCACTGCCGTCAAATAGTGAACCTAATCTTAGTTCTTTATTCATCTTTTACTACCTCTGAATAGCTATATTCCTTTCCATCTCTTAATAGGCTTACATCTTTATCACTGCCAACTGATTCAATAAATCTGTTTACAATGACATCTACAAATTTTTCATCAAGTTCTATCATCCTACAAATCCTATCAGTCTGTTCACAAGCTATTAGTGTGCTTCCACTTCCACCAAATGGATCAAGTACAATGGAGTTTGTCATTGATGAGTTTTTAATTGGATAAGATAAAAGTGGAATGGGTTTCATAGTAGGATGGTCGCCATTTTTTCTTGGTTTATCAAATTCCCAAATAGTAGACTCTTTTCTTCCTGTATACCAGTTGTGTTTTCCTTTTTTCTTCCAACCATAAAGGATGGGTTCATGTTGCCACTGGTAAGGACTTCTTCCAAGTACAAGGGACTGTTTCTTCCAAATACAAGTACCAGATAAATAAAAGCCAGCGTCTTGAAATGCTTTTCTGAAATTAAGTCCTTCTGTATCTGCATGAAAAACATATATCGATCCATCATCTGCGAGGAACTTTTCCATATTTAAAAAAGAGCTTAGTAAAAATTCATAGAATTTACCTTGCTCCATATTATCGTTTTTAATTTTTCCAGCTGATCCTTCATAGTTTACATTGTATGGAGGGTCTGTGATGATAAGATTTGCTTTTGATTCTCCCATCAATTTTTCGTAAGTGATCTCATCTGTAGAATCTCCACAAATAACTTTGTGTTTACCTAAGGTCCAAATATCTCCAGCTTTTGAAAAAGTAGGTTTTTCCAATTCTTCCTCTACATCAAAGTCATCATCTTCTGTATCATTTCCTAAGTCAAAAATATTAGATAGTTCATATTGTGAAAACCCAGTAAGTTCTACATTAAAACCATAATCTTCTAGAGATTCAATTTCTACTCTTAATAGTTCTTCATCCCATCCAGCATCAAGAGCCATTCTGTTATCAGCTAAGATATAGGCTTTCTTCTGTGCCTCGTTTAGATGGTCTGCAAAGACACAAGGTACTTCTTTTATCCCTTCTTCCTTTGCCGCCATAATTCTTCCATGACCAGCAATCACTCCGTAGTCTTTATCAATAATTACAGGATTGATGAAACCAAACTCTCGAATTGATGATCGTAGTTTGTTAATCTGGTCTGCTGAATGAGTCCTTGCATTATTTACATAGGGTACAAGTTTTTCAATATCAACTAATTTCATTTCTTTTGTTGTAATCATATAAGACCCCACTTAGCAAATTCCTCAAAACCACCAATAGACTTAATGTAGTTTCTAGCTATTTCTACAATTTCAGAATATGGTCTACTATCAACAGTTTCATCTCCGATTGCACAGGATAATTCAATCTCTCTTTTTTCTTCTTGTGCCTTTAGGTGGGCATAAATATTAATTGATACATCAGCCTTGGATGGGTCTTTACCATGAAGACCCCCACCAGTTACTGCTCGTCCCATATCAGAGCCGAGTTTTCTATTAGTTGCTCCAGTATCAACATTAAATCCTCCAGTCCAATCTCCTAATGGATTTACAATTGCTCTTGGATAAATTGATTTTAAAATTTCCGTAGATACATTAGACTGGCAAATAATAAGTTTATCTCTATCGAGAATATATTTCCCATCATATGGGTAGTTCCTATAAATTTCTCTGGCTATAGTTGAGAGTTTCTTTTCTTCTTCAGATGTAGGCACTCCTTTAAATATTCCATTATCCCCACATCTAATCTTTTCTTTTTGATTGTTCGATAAGTGAATGTCTTGCTCTACAATTTTTACATCGGCTTTTACTTCTCCTGCTATTCTATTAATAGCTGATTTGATTTCTTCAACATCTAACTTGCAGTCCGTTTCAATAATCACATGGCAATCACCATGACCAAGCAAAACCTCGACTGCAATTTTAGGGTTCTCCTTTTCTTTATATGCTAAATCTACAATTGCACCTGCAATACAATCTGCTTGTTTGTCAGGGTGCTTTGGATTTACTTTTTCAAACATTTAATCACCTTACTTTCTACTCCTTAGTAATTTTTCCATCATATCTTCCCCATAGTCTTCATAAACTTCCGTGCAATTTTCTTTAACTATGTCATAAATCTCATACCATAAAAGATTTGCTGTCTTTTGAAACTGACTAGACATCTGTACAAATGGAGATGCAATAACCCCTCCCGTAGTAGGATGCTTTCCTAAAAGTCCAAATTGACTTATTGCCTCTTCACATTGAATGTATCTTGCAAAAGCCTGGGAGTAGGATTCTAATAATCTTGGATTTACTAAGTTTTCACAGTTCCTCTGTTTTAACCATCCCCAAGTCTCTTTATATATTTCATCAGCACCTAGTGGTATACCATTCTTCTGCTTCGCAGACAGGTAGTCACTAGGTGTTGGCATATCTGTTCCATCAAGAACTGCTCCATCTGGTAAGTCAACTGCATCTATTTCTTCTGGAGTAAATGTTGGAATATCATTCATTAGTATTTCTACTTTTTTACCTTTTTCTATTTTTTCAGCAGCAGGCTGTGGTTTCCCTCCTGCTTTTACTCTTCTTCCTCCTCTGTATGTTCCGTCTTTAGCGATAGTATCACCTCCTAGTTGTTTTATTTCTTTTCTCATGTATGTTATTGACTTTGACTAGTTCTATGTTATAATTAATTTAACAGAACCTCTCCACGCTTAATGTAGATTTTCTACATGCGGACCACGGAGAGGGCTTTTTTATATTAAGGAGAACTTATATGACATTAAAACCTGCTTTAAACTACGAAGATCAAATTACCAAATTAAAAATTGACCATAACTTAAAAATCAAAGATGAAGTTTATGCAACAGAAATTTTGAAAAAAGTAAATTATTACAGACTTTCAGGTTATGGTATTGGTCTTAAAAAATATAATAATAAAGAGCATTATAAGGATCATATTACTATCGAGCATCTCTTTAACCTTTATTGCTTTGATAGCCAATTTAAAAACAACCTCATTAGAACTATTGAGCAAATTGAAATAGAGCTTAGAACACAAATTGCTTATCATCTAGCTATGACGTATGGTTCCGATGTACTTATGCACGAAGATAATTTTATTCATAAAACAAATAAAAAAGGCCAAACCATATATTCCATCATAAATGAGAATCTGAGCAACGAAGTTGACAGGCAAAAGAATAAACCATTTGTTAAACACCACCTAAAAAAATATGATGGAAAGTTTCCAATCTGGGTATCCGTTGAACTCATGTCTTTTGGAAATTTATCTTCTTTGTTTAGTATTCTTAAGGATGAAGATCAAAAAGAAATTTCTAATTATTACAACACAGATCCTAAATATTTAAAAAATTGGATTCTATGTCTCGTTGAAGTAAGAAATATTTGTGCCCATTACACTCGACTTTATAATATGCCTTTAAAAGAAACTCCCCGCCTTTATTCTGAAAACGAACAATATAAGGGCAAGCAAAATAAAATATTCCCCATTCTTTTAATCATAAAGAGAATTTTAAACTCAAACGACCAATGGGAATCCCTTTTAAAAGATTTAGAAAATACCTTTAATAAATACCAAGGATACTTCAACTATAAATTTATGGGTTTTCCTCCTAATTGGAAAGATGTTCTTTAATACCCCCTTTGAACCCGTTTTTTTGTGCGTGAGAGGGCGGCACCGTTGGTAGGGAAATCAACTTTTAAGATAATGACTCCCCCTCCCCACGAAAACTATCCTCCAAACCTTTCTCCACTCTTTGCATGAATCTTTGAGTGGCAAGATTTACAAAGACTCATAAGATTATCTTCATCATTAGTTCCACCACGAGAAAGAGGAAGTATGTGATGTACTTCCTCTACCTTTGTCATTCTATTTTCTTTTAAACACATCTCACAAAGTGGATGCTCTGCTACGTATCTTTTCCTTATAAGTTTCCACGCTTTTCCATAACGCTTATGAGTTTTAGGATCTCGTTTATATTTTTCATAGTTTCTGTTGTATTCTTTCTCATGTTTCTTACAGAATTGTCCATCAATTAATTCAGGACAACCTGGATGAGAACATGGTCTCTTAGGTTCTCTTGGCACTTTATCACTCCATAAAGAAAGCCCTGAAGATTAAATCTCCAAGGCTCGTTTTATTATTCTTTTGCTATTCTAACTATACTACAACTACTTACTCTCATTCTATCAACTTTACTCTCCACTTGACTTTTTCATTAGAAGAAAATATAATTTAGTTAGAAAGTATGAATTTCTAACCAAGGAGGTTTTGTTATGTTAGTTGAACTAAAAGCTAAGTCACAAGTTACTATCCCAAAAGACATAGTAAATTCTATGGAATTAAATCAAGGTGACCAATTTGAAGTCATAGAAGATAACGGAAAAATTGTACTTGTTCCAGTTGCAATCTATCCAGAACACGTCATAAAAAATTTAAAAGCTGAAGTAAAAGAGATTAAAGAATCTATTAAAAATGGAGAAAGGCCAATCTTTGATTCCATTGACTCCCTTTTTGAGGAGTTAGACAAGTAATGTCCTATAAAATTACTTATTCAAAAGCCTTTAAAAAACATTATAAAAAACTATCTGATACTGAAAAGAATCAAACGAAAAAGAAACTTAAATTTTTCGTAGAAAATCCTACTCATCCATCTTTAAGAACTAAGAAGATACAGGGTGCGGATGGAATATGGGAGTCTTCTGTTAACATGGATATTCGAATTATTTGGTTCTATGAAAATAATGAATTGATATTTCTTTTAGATATAGGACACCACGATATCCTGGACAAGTTTTAAAATAGTATTATAATAAAAATACGAATTGAAAACGAAAGTTTTGCGGGTGATGCATTTATGCGTCACCCGATTTTTTTATATCTCTATATTTTTTAAAGCTTTACTATGAAGCCTAAAAATATGCTGAATTGAGTAATTCATTTCAACTGCTATCTTCTCCCAAGATTCAAAACAAAGATATCTTTTTTCTAAAACCACTTGAAGTTCTTTATCTTCAATCTTTTTTATTGTTCTTACGATTTCTTTTTTCAAGTCTACCAACTTATCTATATCCCTATTAATCTCTTCTTGGAGATCTACAATCTTTACGATAGTATCCTCAAGTTTAGATGTTCCTCTACTAGGACTCTTAGGCATATCTGATAAGGTCGATGTAGCTTTTGTTGCTAGAGCGTTGAGTGATTCAACTTGCTCCAGCTTTGAGTTTATTCTCTTGTCTAAATAAAATGCTTGTTTTAAATATTCTTTTGCGTTCATTTCTTACCTCCATAAGTTTTGAGGTAAGTTATCCATATAACTTCTACTCTTGTATTAATCTTAGCAAATTTTGATAGTGACATTCTATGACATCAACTCTCTAGATTTGCTTTTACTGCATCAATAAGTGCAGCTTGTGTTTTATTCTTATTTTCTAATGCTTTCATTACATCTTCATCAATAGTTTCCTTTGCTAGGATATGATGAATCACAACTGTTTCTTTCTGTCCTTGTCTATAAAGTCTGGCATTGGTTTGTTCATAAAGTTCTAATGACCAAGTAAGAGAAAACCAAATTAGTGTTGAGCCTCCCGCTTGTAGGTTTAGTCCATGACCAGCAGATGCTGGATGGATAATGGCAACTGGAATATTACCTTGATTCCATTCTTTAAAATCCTTACTTGTTTTAAGTTCTCTTACATCAAATCTTTCTTTAATTCTTTTTAAATCTGACTTATACCAATAAGCTATTAATGCTGGTTTACCATTTGCACCCTCTATTAAATCTTCTAAGGCATCAAGTTTTCTGTCGTGGATATGAATCATATTTTTATCTTCATCATAAACTGAGCCTGATGCCATTTGCAGTAACTTATTAGAAAGTGCAGCAGCATTAACTGCATCTATATCTTTATCCTTAATACTAACAACCAAGTCTTTTTTTAGGGTCTCATAGATGTCCCTTTCTTTATCTGATAGATTTACAAAGACTTCATTGTTTACCTTCTTTGGCATTTTTAGATAATCTTCAGCTTTCATAGAAACTGTGATATCTGATATCTTTTCATATATTGCATCTTCAGCAAAAGGAAATGGTTTGTAAGAATAGATTATCGGTCCATTTCTCTTATCTGGTTTGAAGTAGATTTCCCTGTACTGACCAATGAATCTTCCAAGTCTCTCTCCCATATCGAGCAGCCTAAACTCAGCCCACAAATCCATAAGTCCGTTAGATGATGGAGTTCCAGTAAGACCAACTATTCTTTTTACCTTTGGTCTAACTTTCATCAATGCTTTAAACCTCTTTGACCTATGAGATTTAAAAGATGATAGTTCGTCAATTACAATCATATCGTAGTTGAAGGGTAGTTCGTTTTTATTTATTAACCAGTCTACATTTTCCCTATTGATCAGATAAATATCTGCCTGCTTATTTAATGCCTTCATTCTCTCTTTTTCACTACCTATGACCACTGAATATTTTAAGATATCAAGATGAGACCATTTTTCTATTTCTTCCTTCCATGTATCTCTTGCAACTCTTAATGGTGCTATTATTAAGACTTTAGAAATTTCAAAAGAATCAAAGAGTAAGTCTTTTATAGCTGTTAGGCTTATAACCGTCTTGCCGAGACCCATGTCCAGTAGAAGTGCTGATTCTTTGTTTTCTTTTATAAATTCAGTAGCATAGTTTTGATATTTATGTGGAGTGTATTCCAATTAGTCACCTCCGATTCTTTTTATTATTTCGTCAATGTTTTCTTTGGAATCAAGAACATAAACCTTAAAACCTAACTTTTTAAATTGTCTTATTCTTTTTTTCTGAATTGGTCTTGGTTCTCCTCCAGGTCTTTTTGTTTCCACAAATCCTATCTTTCCTTTAGGAAGAAGTATTAACCTATCTGGTATTCCCGTCATTGAAGGAGATGTAAATTTAAGACAAAGACCACCATGGAGTTTTACCTTGTCGACTAAGGCTTTTTCTATTTCATTTTCTAACATATAAACCTCTATTTTTAGCCATTGTGCAAGTCGTGAAACTCTATTATATAACCTATATATATAACTAAAATTTAATTTGTCTACTATATAATAGTTATATATATGACATTCACGACCTGCACTTCTTGTATTTTTACACAAAGTCTGACTTTAAATTAAGTCCACTTATCACAATTCCTTGATTAGTTTTTCTCCTCATAAATCCATTGGATGAAAGAGCAGAATAAAAATCAGTTGTAGATCTTACATAGTCTCCAGTTCTTAAACAATAGGCTCTATATTCTTGATAGACTTCTCCTGACTTTTCTTCATAGGATGAATCAATCTCACAACACTCATTTAAGAAATGCTTGAACCAGTTATTTGATTCCTTATATTCATTTATGGCATCAGCCACTTTTTTAGGTAAGCTGAATTTAAAATCTTCATCAATAGCCTTTTTAGCCCCTTCTATTAACCACTTGAGAACTGCTCCTCCAGCCTTATCTACTAAATAATCAGTGTAGTTTTTAATATCACTACTACCCTCAATTTTTGCCTCAAAAGGAATTACAATAAGTCTCCTCCAAGTTCCTTCATCTAAGGCACCCACCTTTGGTAGGTGATTAGTATATAGGACAAGGGTATGAGAAGGTATGAACTTGAATGGATCTCGATATTTTTTCTCTGCTACAATTTCATCTGTAGAACAAAGCTGTTTTACATTTGAAGTATTAAGTCTTAATCCCTCTTGAAGTTCAGCTGCAATTAAAAGTCTCTTACCTCTTGTTTCTGCAAGTTCTGGTTTGGCATTTCTCTTAGAATTAACAGTAAGAATGTCTGCCGAGATTGACCCACTGTATAGATTTAGAACTCTTGAGATAGTATTCCAAAAAGTGGACTTCCCATTTCTTCCATCACCATAAGCTATAATTAGAGCCTCGATATAGACCTTTCCGATTAGAGAAATCCCTGCAACTTTCTGCACGTATTCTATAAGTTCACTATCTTTTACAAAAAAGGTATCTAAGGCATCAAGCCATATATCCATATTTTCATCACTTGGGTCTACATAGGTTTCTTTGGTTATATAATCTTCTGCCTTATGGTCTCTACATTCTCCAGTTTTCAAATCTACTGTAAATGACGGAGTATTTAGCAAGAACTCATCTGTATCAAGTTCTCTTTGGTCTATTTCAAGCATTGGCTTTGATTCCTTTAAAGTTGCATGGATAGCTCTTGTGTCCCCTCGTTTTACTGCATATTTCTTATAAGCCTCAAGCGAAGTTAATTTATAGTAAATAGATTTTTGATTTTTATCAAAAACCTCCATTGCCTTTTTCTCACTCATTGAGGCCATAATATCTCTAACTCCTGATTTCTTAATATCTTCGTCCATTTTCAAAAGTTCATTGTCTATTTCCTCTATCTGTTTTAAAACTAAATCTTGAGAATATCCCTGTGCTTTTAGTTCAGATTCCTCCCAGTAAGAGTCGTTGTAAACAAGAAAACCTGTAGAAGGAGAAAAACGAATTCTGTCTTGGTATTCTCTAACAAAAACTTCTGCTTGACCTATGTCTGAAAATTCTGACGGTCTTAAATTTATACCTTCAGTGTATTCTTCAGGTGGAACATAATCTTCACTTGCTGCTACCTTTTTATAGAACTTACAAGCTGACCTCCAGATTTGTTTTAACTCCTCATCTTCTAATGGTGGTGAACAAAATGATGCTTTTTTATCGAATAATTCTCTCGCCTCATCTGTATTTCCATATCGAATTAAAACCCTACCAGCGAAATGATTCATAGTTGAGTTTCTAGAGCCTTGCTGAATCAAGTCTTGAGAGTTATCAAAATCCTCAAAGTCATCTTTTAGAATATCAGTTATATATTTCCTTCCCCTAACCATTTCAACGGCAGGATTCTTAACTCCAAAGAAAAATCTCGCTCCATCTAAGGCATTTCCATCAAAGAAAGTATAAGTCTCCGCCAACCTTTCTTTGATTCCTACATATTCAGCTAAATTTGTAATCTTAGGAATTGGGAAATATATGTGCATCCTTGGTCTTGCAGCTTTTCCATTTTTTTCTTTTCTATGGTTTCTGCTGTAAACTATGGCGAATTTAACTCCGTCAAATATTCTCTTTAAATCATTAGCTGAAATCCAATCATCTGGATTTTCTGAATAGTCGTTGTCTATATCCATGGGAATACATTCCGACTCTATAAAATTATCATTGGACCTGTAGGAATTTTTATACTTAGCCATTACATGGTCAAAACTTGCAGCTTTCTCAAAAGACCTAACATCTACTGCATTGACCTCATTAGGATAAACACAGTTTGACTCCACTCCTATTTGATTTGAGGTATATATTTTCAATTAGGCTACCTCCTTTATATATCGAATCTTCATTTTCCTCTTCTCAGCAATTTTTATTTCTTCAGCCATTCCAGAACTTATGTTGTCACCAAAGACCCATACTTCTTCACATTTTCCAAGAAGCACATAATTAAAATGCATAGCAAGTCTTCTCTCCTTTTCATCACTCATAAACTGAGGAAATAATAGATGTGGTGCTATTGGTATATTTCCTTTATCCAAGGCATAGCGAGAATACTTCTGTGCCTTGATTACATTGTTTTCTACATCTCCAGAAAATGGACTGCATATATATACCAAGGGATAGTATCTCTTCTCTGCATTTTTAATTGCTTGATAAGGAGTGGGGTCCTTGCACCCACTCCTGTTATATAATTCTTTATTCATAAATATCCCTCATTGTTTCACTACAAGTATTACAGCAAACTTGAGTAGAAAATAAATCTCCCTCTTCCAATACTTCAACTAAATCGACTCGAACTTCTTTTCCGCACTTTGGACAGGTGCAAAAGACATTCTCATCATTTATTTCAATGCTTACTTCCATGGCATCATTTATTTTTTCTTTAACATAAAACATGAATAAACCTCCATTAATCTTTCTTATAAAATTCACTTTCAAATCCATCTGCGTCTAAGATAAGTCCAGGTGCCCAACTAGGAACTATGGACATGATTTCATTTATTTCTTCAATGCTAGATGCATCACTTTCTATTACAGCTTCATCATGAATATGCATGACGATATTAAATTCTTTTTTCTCAAGTCTCATTATAGCCTCAGCTAAAATATCTCTTGCGATGGCTTGAACTATATTCTCTACAAATTTTCCACCATAGGATTCAATCTTGTCCCACTTATTTCCTACTACGATTCCTTCATAGACAATTGATTCTCCACCAAATCGATTCATCCCGATTTTTGCTTTTGGATAAGCAAGCCTTCTTTTTGAGGGTAATTGTATAAATAGAATGCCTTTTTCATAGCTAATAACTAGGCTCTTGTATTCTTCTTTACTTCTAGTCTTTACAACTCTTTTTACGACAGAATCTATATCCCACCACAAGCTTACGATATTAGGATTAGCCTCTCTCCAAGAATCGACTATTGATTGAAGTTCATCTTCAGATAAACCCATCTCAATACCACCCATTGCCTTAAGAGCACCTAAGGCTCCTTGATAGCCACAGTTGTGAACTAATTTCCCTGATACGGTAAAACGGTTATTCTTTCCGGCATTTCGTATATCATAAAGTCTAGTCTTGCCTCTATACCTTTCCAATTTTTTCTTTTCTCGAATACAGCTAATTCTGCATCCTCTATAATTTCTTCTCGGCTTAATCCTTTTGAAAGTTTTCTTATAACAACACTTCGTGCATAAGGCCAGTATTTTTGATGAAATTCTGTTAATACAGTATTTCTCTTGTTCGAAGCATTCTCTATACGAGTTACAAATCTTAAGTTGCCTCTTTCGTAATGCCCATTGTTGTCTATTCTGTCTATTTCTAGTTCTCTTTTTGGTAGTCCAAATCTTTCTATTAAATAAAGACCTGCCTCTAGAATTGAAGGAAACTTGAATTTTATTCCTCTTTCCCCATAGTTTTTGTATTCTGGATCTTTTGGGTTGGTACACCTTTGCTTTGCTGCTGTTAGCCTTCTGTCCAACCATCGTGGAATTTGTCTTGGTTGGGAACAAGCTTGACATCCCTTTGATCTTCCTGTCGTTAAATTTCCCCTGTCTTGCCATTGAATGCTTCCACACCCTTGACATCTTGTTAGGACATAACAAGAATTCCAATTTTTCGCCCATCTTTTTTCTGGACTTATAATCTTCACCCACCCGTATTGCTCTCCTACCATATCCTGATTGTAGGAGATGTGCTCCGCTGGCAGCAGCTTCTCCAAATTGTATTGGCTTTTCTTGCCCCTCGATCCATACGATATGATCTTTTGTTGCTCTAAGCCCGTCATATTCAATCACTTCTCCTATCCCCTTATATATAACTCCATCATGTGAAACCCAGTTTTCTCCATCCCATAATTTATGAGCTTTTGTAAGTTTTTCTATAGGAACTAACCCCTTATCTGTAAGAACCAATTCGCCTTCAGCAATACAAGCTAAAGTAGCAATCTTTCCTTTTTGTCTGAGATGACCATTAACTCCATGCTTTTCAACTGGTACTCCAAACATCCTTGATGCTGTTCTGCAATAGATATCTTCTCCATTTTCAAAGGCATCCAGTACCCATTGTTCTCCTGCAAGCCATGCAAGGACACGGGCCTCAATTGCTGAAAAGTCTGAAATAATAAATCTAGTGCCTTCTTTTGGTATAAAGGCCGTCCTAATTAATTGGGATAAGACATCAGACGGGGATTCATAGAGAATTTCCATAGTTTCGAAATCTCTATTTTTTACAAGACTCCTAGCTAGTTCTAAATCTTTTAGATTGTTTCTCCTTAAGTTTTGAACCTGAATAAGCCTGCCTGAATACCTTCCAGTTCTATTTGCTCCATAAAATTGGATCAGACCTCTTGCTCGATTATCTTTTCCTTTTACATTTTTCATAGCATCATATTTTCTAACTGAAGACTTAGATAATTCCTGTCTAAGTTCCAGCACTTCTTTAATATTTCCTTCAGCATTTTTAAGAGCAGACTCTACATCTTTTTTAGCTAAGGAATCTATCTCTAAACCTTTTCTATTCAACCATTCTTTTAGCTGCATGGGAGAATTTGGATTTTCAAGACCAGTTAATTCAATGGCTCTGTCCATATTTTCTTCTCTTAATATTTCATCAAATTTAATAGCTGAATCAACTAAAACTTCATCAATTAAAATTCCTCTATCATTGATATTTTGATCTATCCAGTAGTTTTCCCATTCTGATTGAGGCATAGGAAAGGCTGATAATTTTTTCTTAATCGCCATTTCTGTTTCCACATCTCTTTGGTTATATTCCATAAAGGTAGACCACTTTTCTAAATCATGATGTGGTAGATTTCTTGTCCTCATACCATTTGTCTTAGTTGGTTTACAAGGAATAGAAAAATATCTTATAAGAGCCTTGCCTTCATTCATCTTTTGCTTATCAAGTTTCAAAACCTCTCCTACTTTTTCAAGCGATAGAGGTAACCCTAGATAGGCTGACCAAATCATAGTGCAGTACCAACCTTGAGGTTTTAGTCTCTTACCTAAAAACCTAGATAGACACACCCTTTCAAAGTTTGCATTAAAGGCCCACTTTTCTACGTTTTCATCACTAAGGGCTGACAATATTTCTTCAGGAATAATCTCTCCACTTGCCAAATCTATGACCTTAACTTCTCCATCATCAATAGAATAGGCAAAGAGGAGGATTTCAAAATCCTCACTCTCGGCATATTTGTATACACCACTTTTGCCTAAGTCAACTGAAGAATAGGTCTCAAGATCTAAGGACAATCTCTTCATAGCTATCACTAAGCTTTGTTAATTCTGCTAAATTATTTTTTCTATCTTCTTTTATTCGTTTTTCTATTTTTCTGATATCTCTATCTAGTTCTTTTAGCTGAGCTTGTAAAAATCCAAGCTTGTACCATAAAAAGGACCAAATAGCTAAAACTATCGCTGTAATTAAATAGTCCATTTCTACCTCCTATGCTAAGAAATCTTCGTCATCATCGTCCATGGCATCAAAGTCATCTGCTGCATTAGACCTATTTCCTAGAGGTTGACCATCTCTTAGTTTTTGAATATTTCCAAGCCCAACCGCTACGCCCTTATTGCCATTTACATTGTAGGCATAGAAGTTAAGAGATACCCTTGCATAAACTCCTGAATAGACTTCACTTCTATCAAGAATAGGTTCTACATTTCTGTCCACAATTTGAGGTACTGTCATAGAGTTGGCATTTAAGAAGTATGCGTCAGCATAAGCCTCATCATCTTTTTCTGTGTCACCATCTCTTAATGGTAGTTTGATAGCTTTCTTATTAGGTTTTTTTCCATTAAACTTAGAAAGACCTTCATCAATAGCAGCATCTACTGCTTTTTCAATCTTCTCAATTGTCTTTTGGTCGCTCTTTGGGATAATGACAGATACTGAGTACCTTTCTTTACCACCATTGATTGACTTTGGTTCCCACACATTTGCATAAGATAATCTAACTTCACCTGTAATTACTTTTGTTTTATTCATATTTGACATATTATTTACCTCCAAATTCTTCTTTAACATTGTCAATTTTTACTTCTTCTCGCTTGTCATCAATGCTTACTAAGGTTAACTTTCCTTTTGGTTTTTCTAATAAGTCGCTGATATTTTCATCAAAGACTTTCTTACCTAGTAACTTAGTCATGGCTGTGATGCCAAGTAACTTTTCTTCAAAGGGATTGAACCCAAGTTCTTTTACTTTGTTTATAACTTCATCTTCATCTCGGTATTTCCTAATAGACCTACCTTCGACAAGTTTTAGGTCCTTCCACCTGTGACCTTTAAGGGCTCTTTCTAAAGCATAGGCCTTGATGTCTTTGGCCCATTGTTCCATTTCGTCTAGTTTTGGTAGAATCTCTTCAATTTCATCATCAGATAGTTCTGGTGGTAGGGTAAATTCATCTTGTGCTAGTTTCAGATTCTCTTCTGCCCTCTTCCTGCATTTATTCTTTGCTTTACAGAATATGCACCATTCTCCACAAGAGAATTCCCCTTCACCTCTATATGCTTTCTCCGCTATTTCTCTTACGGATTCTCCCCACTCATAAAGTTCTATCTTATTGATTTCATAAGTTGAGATATTGCACCTTCTTGGTTGATAGATGTGAAGAACTACTTTCTCGATATCATAAATTCCATCAAAGAGAGTCAATGCACCAAGTCCGTATAACATGAGTTGTGAATTCTCTTTAGCGTCTACTAAAACTCCCTGACCGTACTTTAAATCTATTACATGAAGTTCTTTTCCTCCAACAACTACACAGTCAGCTGTACCAAATGACTCTTTAACATAGTCTGATAGGTCAAGTCTTTCTTCCACAAATACGGCTGTGCTTTCATACCTACTTATTACTTCTGTCACATATGAAGCATATCCCTCAGTTAGCTCATCCATTTCCTCATCATAAAAATCCAAATCATCAGAAGGATCTTTTACATTAAAGCCTAATATCTTTTTTAGCTTGTATTCTGCTAAGGCATGAGCTGATGTGCCTTCAAGTGCATAAGGACTAACCTCATCTGCATATTTTTCAGAAAGCCTAACGCTTGGTGGACAGTGAATCCAACGTGAACTACTTGAGGCAGACAATATTGCGTGAGCACCCATTAGAGTTTCTCCACATCTGCTACCAAGTCTTTATATTTACTTGGATCAATTTCAGATAACTTTTTAGCCCCATACTTTTCTAAGAGTTCTCTTATCTTAGCCGTATGACCTAATCTTGATTTATCAGCTAGTATCTTTCTAACATCTTCAATCTCATAAATCTTTTCTTCTTGTTTTACCTTTTCTTCTTTAGGTAGTTCCTCATCACTTTCTAGTGCTGTAAGAAGGACACCTATACTAGATGCAAGATTCTCTGCATCTTCTTTGATTTCCATTAGTAGCTTTATTCTTGACATCTTTTTCTCCTTTCTCTGGTTGCATTAATTCCTTAGCTATCTTCTTGGCAACAATTGAGATGGCTATTAAACTTTCTGCCATCTGTTGGTTTTTTACTAAGTCCACTTTGTTCCTCCTTTCATACTCCTTGGGACATACATTAAATTTTTGAGTAAGATTTCTTCTCTCATATTCCTTAGAACATTTGCCTTCATTTTGAGTAAGTTGTATCTCCTCATACTTCTTAGGACATCCTGTTTGTATTTGAGTAAGACTTCTTCCCTCATATTCCTTAGGACATCTAATTAGTTTTTGAGTAATTATTTTTCCATGGTCTTAATTTTTCTTGAATCTTTGGTAAATGCTTGTTTTTGATGTTATTAACTGTTTTTTGGGATATTCCTACTACTTCTGCGACTTCTCTTTCTTTCATTTCGTAGAGAAAGAGTAGTTTTAGAACTTTTTTATCTCTTTCAGAAAATTCACTAATGACTTCTAAGAATGCTTCTTCTAGAAGTTTGTACGTTACTATGTCCTCAGTATTTTTAACGCTAGTTACTTCAAAGTCGTATTCTTCTTCAGCAACATCAAGGGATAAGGGAAGACCATATTCTTTTGTTTCGACAAAGCCTGTTTCTAAGCTTCCTGCTTGGACGTAGTTTCCATTTTTCTCAGCCGCTGTTTTAATTCTTTCTTTATCCTGTAGCCCTTCTAAATTCTTGTAGGCTCTTTGGATTCTCTTTTTTTCTCTCCAGATTGGTTTCATATATTCTTTGTAGACTTCTTCACTAACTTCGATTTCTTTTCCATTTATTTCTAAATATCTTTTCTTTGCCATCTTTTGCCTCCTTGCAAAATCTCTAGATCCGCAAGAAGGCCATCCGTAAAAACAAAAAAAGACGGCAATAGAAAACCATGGTTTGGTTTTCCGACTGCCGTCTAGCGTTCTTGCGGATATCTCTTTTACTTATTTAAAATTTTAATTTCGCCTTTATCTACATAGGCTATGGTTGTACTTTTACCTCGTCTGATAGTTAGCTTTTTCTTGTCTTCACTAATATCACAGACTCTTTTTCCTTCTTTGTTTCTTATTTCTATAGGATCACCTCTTTAATATAAAAATAGCCAGATGAGTTTCCTTTTGAATACTCATCCGGCTATTTGATAGTTACATTTACTTCTTTGCTCGGTATGGTTTTTTCTTATTTTTGTTTGATATTTCCAGTGTTGAGATTTTCCCACAGTGTGGACATTTTGCTGCTATCTCTATTTTCTCTAAAGGAATTCTTGATACATCAAAAAATCTCTTTTTACAGACTGGACATGCCATTTGTTCCATAATACCTCCTTATCTTTCCTTGTTAGCTTCTTTGCTAATTTCTTTCTTAAAAAAATATAGCTAAGCTATATTTTAAAAACTAAATTCGTTATATAGTTCTTTTGTTAATTCAAAGTCATTAGGTGCATAGCCTAATACTTTTAATCGAACTAATGCTGCTGTTTTTGATACTTGGAATTGCTCTGATACTTTCATGATGAAATCAAATAGATAAGTCTCATCCTTAATATGCTTATCATAACCTAGATAGTATAAATACTTTCTAATCGCTTTTTTATTCATCAAAAGACAAGAAGCAAATGTATTCGCCTGCCATTCTATTGTATCCATAAATCCCCAACGCTTAGTTTTCTTCTTTTTAACATCACCAGTTCGACAAGCTAGTGAAGCAGGCTTTTCTTCTTCATTAAAAAAAGATAGTTGGTTTGGATCTCTATAGAATACACACGGATGAATTACACCATGTCCACATTCATGAGCTAGGGTAAATCTTCTAAATCCTTTATCTCTTGGATTATCTAATTGCTTATCTATTAGAATAGTATTGGCTCTATCTGTAAGATATTCTAGTTCCCATTGTCCAGTTTCAACATTTGGCATTAGGCTTTTCATTGTTCGTATTACTTGGTCATCATTAAAGACCATCATTCCTGCATAGCATCCGTTATGAGATAAGTAGGCATATTCAACATTAAACCCTAAATCAAATTCTGCCAGTCCCTCAATATCTACTGCTTCAAAATTCTCTATTGCAGAAGGATAATATTTATTAAGAATATTCTCGGTCAGTGATTCAATTTGATCTAAAGTGATAAATGGAGCACCTGTACTTGATTTGTTGAAGTTATATTGATACATGCCTACCTCTCTTTTTCAATTTCTTCAATGAATTTTATCCACTCTTCTTCTTTAACATCTAAGTCTCTAGCCTTTCTCAAAGCTACGCTTACGCCTTTAGTCTTTAAAATATACTCTGGCAAATCAGGTGCCACCGTATTTCTTTGCTTTCCTGCTAAATCCATCATAATGGATGATTCTTCTTCATCCAAATTTAATATTTTAGCAATTTGGTTCAACCTCTCTAAGTCAAAAGAATCTCTTTTTCCTTTCTCTACATCGCTTAGATACGGTGAGGAAATATTAAGCCTGTCCGCCATATCCTTCAAGGTGATTCTTAAATCCTTTCTCTTCTGAGAAATAAAATCCCCAAAAGTCAGTTCGTGATTGTTCAT